AAGCCGAGCTGGCGCGCTGGGCCAACGTGTCCCGCGCCGCAGTAACCAAAGCGTGCAAGGGCCCGCTGTACGACGCCGCCGACAGCAAGGGCGTGGACGCGTCGCACCCGCTGGTTCGCCAGTGGCTGTCCGCCCACGGCGTTACAGACCTTCCGGCGGAGTCCGACCCCGTAAAGCCCGAACCAAAGAAACGGCGCCGGGCCAGGACGACCGCAAAGACCCCGCCGCCCGAACCACCGAAGGCGGCGCCACCGGATCAGACCGCGACCGTCCCGTATGAGCTCCGCGACCTGGAGAACATGACCGTGCGGGAAGTGGTGATGAAGTTCGGGAGCGTGGACGGCTTCAAGCGGTTCGTGGATTCCTTGAAGAACATCGCCGAGTACAAGCACCGGGAGCTCCGCGTCCGCCAGCAACGGGGCGATCTGATCGAACGGGAGAAGGTGGCAGGCCTGGTGTTCCCGCTGATCGATGTCGCGTTCGCCCGCCTGGTGTCGGACGTGCCGGAGTCCGTCAGCAAAATGGTGGTGGCCCGTTGCGAAGCGGGCGGCCCCGACACCACGGCGGACGTCATGGCCCTGATCCGCGACGCCAACAGCCGGGTACTCAAAAACATGAAGCAAAGCGCGTCCCACCTGGAGTTCCTAAACGATGCAAATTGAGCAGCGGCGCCTTGCCGACCTGAAAGACGCACAGCACAACAGCCGGACCCATTCCGTTCAGCAGATCGACCAGATCGCCGCCAGCATGGAAGAGTTCGGATGGACCAACCCCATCCTGATTGACGAGCACGACGAGATTATCGCGGGCCATGGCCGGAAGGCGGCGGGCCTGCAACGCGGCGAAGAGTACGGGCCGTGCGTCGTGCTGGCGGGCCTGACCGACAACCAGTTGCCGCTGAACGCCGGGTGGAACATGGGCACCCTGAAAGCGGAAGTCGAAGCCCTCCAGGATCTGGACTTCGACATCGGCGTGCTGGGCTTCGATTCGTCGTTCCTGGATCAGTTGCTGGCGGACGCCCTACCCGACGCCCAGCCACCGGAGCCACCCGACGAGACGGCCGACCCCGTGACCGTGGAGGGCGACGTCTGGTTGCTGGACGGGCACCGGATCATGTGCGGCGACTCTACCAGCGTGGACGCCGTGCAACGCCTGGTCGGTGACGAGCGGGCCGCCCTGTTGCACGCGGACCCGCCGTACGGGATGGGCAAGCAGAAGGACGGCGTGCAGAACGACAACCTGTACAAGGAAAAGCTGGACGACTTCCAGCTGGAATGGTGGGACACCTGGCGGACGTTCCTGACCGACAACGGCAGCGCGTATATCTGGGGCAACGCCCCGGACCTATGGCGCCTCTGGTACGCCGCCGGCCTGGAGTCGTCCGAAGACTTCGCGTTCCGCAACGAAATCGTGTGGGACAAAAAGAGCATACCCGGCATGAAGTCGGACCTGGTCACGCAGTACCCGGAAGCCACCGAGCGGTGTTTGTTCTTCCAGTTCGGCCCGCAGTTCCTGGGCAACGTGAACAGCGACCAGTACTGGGAAGGCTGGGACGAAATCCGGGAGTACTTGGCAGGCCAGGCCGACGCGGCCGGGCTGACCGCCAGCAAGTGTCGGGAGATAACCGGCGTCCAGATGTTCGCGCACTGGTTCAGCAAGTCGCAGTGGTCGATGATCAACGAGAAGTACTATGGCATGCTGGCGGACGCCTTGCCGGGCCATTTCACCAAGCCCTACGGCGAACTGCGGGCCCTGTATGAGCGGTTGAAAGGCGGGTACCGCAACCACGTCAACGGCATACAGGGCGGCATGCGGGCCTACTTCGACAATGCACACGAAGCCATGCGGGACGTCTGGGAGTTCCCGCGTGTGACCGGCGACGAACGCCACGGGCACGCCACACCGAAGCCGGTGGAAATGATGGAGCGCGTCATGCGGTCCAGTCTCCCGCGCGGCGGTCTCTGCCTGGAGCCGTTCTGCGGATCCGGTTCGACCCTGATGGGTGCGGAGCGCACCGGCCGCCGTTGCTACACCATGGAACTGACGCCCGCCTACGTGGACGTGACCGTCCGCCGTTGGCAGAACTACACCGGCAAGAAAGCGGTACACGCGGAGACGGGGCGCCTGTTCGATGACAGTTCTTCGTGACCTGCTAACCAAAACAGGCGACGAAGCGGCCGCGCTATCCAGGGAGGCGGATTCAGAAACGCAGGCGGCCGTGATGTTCCTGTTGTCGAAGATCAAGGCGAAGGACCACCGGGCCCTGATCCGTTACCTGGAACAGGAGAACGCCCTGGACGCGATCCGGTCGGACTTCGAAGAGCACCGCCGCCGCGACGTCGGCACCCTGACCCGGCTGATCCAGTCCGAAGCCCGGACCCTGACCCTGGCCGGCCTGGTGTCGATCATCTTCATCCTGCAGACCGTTTCGGCCGGCGAACCGCTCCGCCTGAACTTCAAACAGCAGGCCGCGATCACCGAAGAGAACCACGAAATACCGAACGACGACGACGACTGGCTGGCCGGCCAGGTCGCCAGGCTGACCGACGAGAAGTTGTCGATCAAGCCGTCAGAATGGGCCGAAACGAAGCGGTACCTGCCGCCGTCCGTGACGGCCATGCCCGGGTTCTATTCCTACGACGTGGCCCCGTTCCTGAAAGAGATCGCGGACTGCCTGTCGTCCGATTCCTACGTTCGGGAGTTCGACCTGATGAAGGGCGCCCAGATCGGCGCCACGGTCGGCGTCCTGGAGAACGCCATCGGCTACCTGATCGACCACGTAAAGTCGGCGCCGGTCATGCTGTTGACCGCCGATTCGGAACTGGCGCAAATCCGGGTGGAGTCCTACATCACGCCGATGCTCCAGTACTCCAACCTGTCGCACCTGATCCGGTCGTCCGACGAGAGCAACAAGCGGAAAACGGGCAAGACGAAAACCCGCCTCGAGTGGGCCGGCGGCGGGTTCCTGGTGCCGTTCGGTGCGCGCAACGCCGACAAGCTGCGGTCCATATCCATCCAGGTTCTACTGGAAGACGAAGTGGACGCGTTCCCGGACCGTGTCGGCAAGGACGGCGACCCGCAGAAGCTGGCCGAAGCCCGGACGAAGGCGTACTTCGAAAGCCGCAAGATTGCCCGGGTCAGCACGCCGCTGATCGCTGGCCGAAGCCGGATCCAACGCGGGTACCTACGCGGCGACCAGCGCAAGTTCCACGTGCCTTGCAAGAATTGCGGCGAAATGCAGGTGCTTGTCTTCCAGGGCGGCCGGAACAGTTCGGACGAAACGCCGTTCGGTCTGACCTGGGACACGGAAGACGGCGTCCTGGTACCGGGTTCGGTCCGCTACCTTTGCCGGTTCTGTCAGCACCCGCACCGCAACAGCGACAAGGCGTGGATGCTCCCGCGCGGAGAATGGCGGGCGACGGCGAAAGGCCGCGACCCGGAGCACCGGAGCTATCACATTTCCGCCCTGTATTCGCCGGTCGGCATGTTCCCGTGGGACGCGATCGTGCGGGACTGGATCGAAGCCTGGGACGAAGAGAACCGCACCGTTAAGGACGTCGGGCTTCTCCAGGAGTTTTACAACAACATCCTGGGCGAACCCTTCGAAGTCCAGGGCGCCCGCGTCAGCTTCTCCGCCGTGTCGTCTCACCGCCGGGCCGTGTACCGCGCCGGCGAAATCCCCAACAAGTACGCCGCGCAGTACTCCGGTTCGCCCGTGCTGTTCGTAACGTGCCAGGTGGACGTGCACAAAAAGAACCTGGCCGTGGGCGTGTTCGGCTGGACCCGGGACGCCCGGTCCTACCTGATCGACTACCAGCGGTTCGAAGTGGAGAGCGGCGAAGACGACTGCAGCGAAATCGGGTCGCCGGTCTGGGGTCGCCTGCAGGCCCTGTTGGAAGAAACGATCTACACCGCCGACGACGGCAAGACGTACCCGATCGCCTTAACCCTGATCGATGCCGGCTACGCCACCGACACCTGACCACGTTCTGTTCGTCCTACGCTGGCGGCGTGTTCCCGATCCTGGGCCGGGAGCGACCCAGCAAGCACCAGACCATCAAAGAGTTCGCGGAGTTCAAGACCCAGCAGGGAACCCACGGGTACCGGATCCTGGTTGACCACTACAAGGACCGGCTGGCGCCCGTGCTCCGCCGGGAGTGGATCGAAGACGCCGGCCCGCAAAAGCAGTACCACTTCAACGCGCCAATCGATATCAGCGACAAGGCCCTGAAAGAACTGACCGTGGAAACCCGCCGCGAAAAGCAAGACGAGAACGGGAACGTGTCGTACTACTGGCACCGGCCGGGCAACGCGCGGAACGAACTTTGGGACCTTCTGGTGTACGGGCACGCGGCTGTCGAAATCCTGGCGTGGTCGATCTGCATCCAGCACTTCGAACTGGAGACCATTGACTGGCCGACCTTCTGGGACTACATTGAGCAGGAACGATTGTATTTCAGCTGATCCCACCAAAGAGAAAGCGACGATGTAATGGACCGGGCATTTATCAAAGAGCGCATCACGGCCACGAAGGCCCTGATCGTCGCCTACGAAGACGCCCTCACCGCGTTGAGTGAGGCGAACGGCGTCCAGACCTATTCCCTGGACACGGGACAGTCGACCCAGTCCGTCACGCGGGCCAACATCCCGAACTTGAACCGCATGCTTGACAGCCTCTACAACCGCCTGGCCACCCTGGAGGCGCGGCTGTACGGCGGTTCCCTGACAGCGAGGCCGGCATGGTAAAGGGCGCACTACAGAAAGCGATCAACGCCGTGTGGTACGCCACCCACGGCGGCCAACCCGAAGCCCAGGCGGGCCCGCAGTACCATAGCGTGGACGACCTGGACCCGTGGGCCTACGCGGGGCAGACCCAGTTCGCCGGGTTCGAGAACTCCATATTCGACGGCGGCAAGTTCGCTGGCGGGTTCGGCACAACCCAGCTGCAGCAGGTGGACTACTGGACCCTTCGGGCCCGGTCCGCCCAGCTGTTCCAGGAGAACC